GCAGATGGATGTAGAAAAGATAAAGAATCAATAGGTTGTACTAGATTTGATAATAAAGGTAAAATCGGTTCATCTGGATTGTATTATTTAATGAGAAAATTAGGATATAATGTATCCTTAAATACAAGATCAGACAAAGAAAATATAATTCGTCATACTATTACAACAAGTAATCAACGTAAGATACATAATCAAATTAAGAAAATTGAACCAGTAGATTCTAAAGATTATAATTATGTATATGATATCGAAACTGATTGTGGCCGATTTCAAGCAGGAATTGGAGATATAATCGTATCAAACACCGACTCAATTTTCTTAAAACTAAAATATAATCGTGACGATTTTGACTCTAACAGAAAAGATACATTTAGACTTGCAACAATATGTGGTGAAAAACTTACTAAAGAAATTTTTGATAGACCACCGATTGAAATGGAATTCGAAAAAGTATTTCAACCATTTGTTTTATTAACTAAAAAACGATATATTGCTAACAAATATGAAAATATGAAAGACCCATTTCAATTAAAAGGTATTGATGCAAAAGGTATTGCATTAACTAGACGAGATTATTGTAAAATGGTAAAAAATTGTTATAAAGAAATTATTGATACTATAATGAAAGGAAATGATGATTGTATTGATGAAAGTATAGAAGTATTTAAAAAATATATTAATAAAATAGAAAATTATGAAGTTGACATTGATGATCTTGTTGTATCTGCAATGTTAGCAAAAAGTTATAAATCAGATAATATAGCACATGTTAATTTAGCAAAAAAGTTAAAAGAAAGAAAAGAAGAAGTTCAAGTAGGAGATCGTATTCCATATATTTTTATTGAATGTTATGATCAAAAAATTAAAAAATCTGACTTGGCAGAAGATCCAAAATATGTTATTGAAAACCATCTGTTTTTTAATAGAACATGTTATCTTGAACAATTAGCTAAACCTATTCTTGGGTTTTATAAGATTGTTTTAAAGGATAATGAAAGTTTATTAGATAAAGTTATAAATTATGTTAATGATAAATTAACAAGTTTTGGAGGAAAACGACTAAAACCAAGTGATTTCAAAATTGAAGACTAAAAATTTTGATCTTTCTCTAAAATTTTATGTAACCTTCTTTATGTAAAAAATAGTAGGCAATAAATAATCCTGCACCAATATTAACATAAGAATGTTGTTGCATATTTATTGCAGATTGTTGTGGTTTGTAAAGCATGTATATATGACTTGCAAAAATAATAAAAATACCAATATAATATGATACTAAATGTTGATCCATTTATAATTATAACACAATATTTTAAATTATTTAAATAATAAAATAAATTATTTAAAAACAAAAAACTTAATTATAATTACAGAAACAAAATAATTATTATATGAGTTCTATTAAAAAAAAAATTTTTATAAATATAAGTGATGTTGCTTCTTATATTGGCCAGAATAAATGGGATTTTGTAAAACCATTTGAACGTCTTTGGAAAAAATGCGATTCTGTAAATTATCAAAATATTCTTAGTAATTATAATGACAAAATTTCTGTAATTAAATTACATAAAAGTGATCTTGATGTAAAAAAAATTAGTTTAGAACAAGAGTTACAACAAAAACTTATAACTAAACGACAATTTGACATTCAAGTAAAAAAACTTGATAAACAATTTCAAGAAATTAAAAATACAATTTCTGATTTAGAATCAAAAATTGATTCTATTGATCTTACACATCATCAACAAATGGAAAAAATTGTTGGATCAACTATAATGGATTCTATACAGTCTGCAACTATAGATACTAACGATAAAAGAATTATGTTGAATACAAAAGTTGATACTTTAGATCTAGATGATACTCAAAAAGACAAATTAAAAAAATCTGCAGAATCTTATATCAATAAAACTCATGGAACTTTAAAAGAAGATAGTGCTATAGTTATGTATGAAAATAAATTTGGTGTTAAATTAGATACATCTCAACAATTTAATAAAGTTTATTTATATGAACTTTCTATTGAAAGTAATTATGATTGGTTTTTATGTGGAAAAGTTGATGGTTTATATGTAAATCATGTAAATCCACAAGAAAGTTATATAGTTGAAGTAAAGAATAGAACAAAATCCTTTTTTTCAACTCTTAGAGATTATGAAAAAACACAAATCCAATTGTACATGTATATGTTAAATTATAATAATACAAAATTAGTAGAAAAATATAAAGATAGTCTTAGAATAACTTCTATTTATAAAGATGATGAATATGCAAATGATATTATAAATTATTTACAAATATTTATTAAAAATTTTGAAACAAAGTTTTTAAATTCTGAATCTTGTAAAATAGAATTTTTTGATAAAACTGACGATGAAAAACGTGCATATCTTAAAAAATTATATCTAAATGATATTACTAAATATATAAATTCAAAATTAGAAAAAGAAGTCATATCTGAACAAGATACTTGTATGATTGATGATTTAGATTAACTATAAAATTTAACTATAAAGGCCTTGTGAAATTTGAATTAATAAAATATATTAATTCAAATTGTGTTTTTTTTATATTTTTAATAATTAAGTAATGCAAACTATTAATGATATAGTTGAATTGATTTTTTCAAATCCTCCAAAACAACCTATGTCATTTGAAATATCGTTTGACTTTTCAAATGGATCTAATTTATTTCATTTTCTCATGACAATTTTAATTAATGGAGCAAAAAAATTATATGGTCCAGATATTATACCATCGCAAATATCAAAGGATATGTTCAATGTATTACAAGAATACTTTAATAGTTTTGGTTATACAATAAAATACGAATATAAATATGCTGATGACAATATAACAGCATTGACAGTAGATATATGGTTTGAAAAATATATAAATCCAATAAATTGTCACGGTATAAGAATCAATAATTAAAAATTGATTTTTGTTAAATTATTGTATATTTAAATGTTAAATAATTTACCAACTGATATATTAATAAATATATATGATTATATTAATCCTATTACTGTATTGTCTTTAAAAAAAGTAGATAAAAAATTACAATATAAGATTTTATCTATTGAAAAATATTTATTAATTAAAGAATTAAAAAACAACGATGATAATGTAAAAAATTGTAATCATTTATATAAATGGTTTGAAATGTATTTTAGATCTATTTATGAAAGTCAAAAATCATATATATTAAAAAATTTAATAAGTAAAAATTTACAATCAAATGGAATGTTTATTCGAGAAATTATAATAAACAATATTAAAAAAAATTATTCTTATCATACTAAAAATGATAACGTTATAAATATTAATATATTATTTAAAAAATTATATATATTTTTTTTAGAAAATGAATCTGATGACGTTTTTGTAATGTCAAACTATAAAAATAGTATGGAATTATTTATATTTTATAAAATTTTTCAAATTTCTATAAATAAATCTATTTTAGATATTTCTTCAAATATACTTTTTTTAAATGATTTGCAAAATTATAATACTCAAGATATCACTCACAAAAGTGACAAAAGTGACAAAAGTGACAAAATTGTTAACAAAAATGAAATTAATTATTTGGGATTTTACTATAATTTTGGTAATATTAAAAATATATCAATTGATTATTATAATTATATATATTCTAATAATATTTTTATAAAATTTGATGAATTATATAATATGTCGAGTGTAGCTACAACATTATGTAGTTTAAAAAAAATATTTGGTTATAAAGTATTAAATTTAAGCGATACCGTTTTATTACCCTGTTGTAATCAATGTAGTTCAGAATTTATTTATTATTTTACATGTTATAGATTTAATAGAAAATATGATGATTTATTATGTCATAATTATAATGAAATAAAATCCTTCTTTCAAAGAACAAACACTGTTTTTTATAATTCAATGCTTTATAATGAAAAAATGTATGTAAATAAACTAATACGTATATTAAACCCTAAAACAAATAAACTGATTAAACTCGAAGAAATTATAAATTTATCTAATTCTGTATCAGAATCAGCGTCTATTTATAGATTGATTAGACATAATCAAGAAAAATTATTAAAAAAATACTTTTGCTAAATTAATAAATTATCAAATACTTCTAATTTTTGTTTTAAAAATCTATAACTTACAAAATTATTAAATGATAATAATTTTGCTATATGTTCATTTGTTTTTGGTATGTAAATTTTAATTTTCTTCTTATTTACTGTGATATTACATGTTTTATAAATATGATTTTTACCTTGTAGAATAATCATATTTCCCAACATTATATAAAAATTATTAATATAATTGTAATTCTCAAGATTTATTAAATAATTATAAATCGATCGTTTATATAAATTATATATAAATTTTATATGATTTTTTTGCATTTGATTTATAAGTATAACACTTGTGTTTTGATTATAAATATTACACTTGAATAAATGAAAAAATTCATCATTTAATATATCAAACTTGTGTTTAAAACTTGTGTTGTATTTTGATATATAATTATAATAAAATGTTTTATCTAATGAAGATAAATTTATTAACGTAATATAATCATCACACATCATATATATATTATATATAACATCATATGATAATTTCATTCTAGGTTAGTTTAATATTATACTTTGTATATATAATAATAATTTAGAATGAATAAAAATTAACACATAAAAAAATGAATTTGTTAACTTTAAATTAATTTATTAATTAAGGATATGTATATATCAAAAGTATCAGATATTAAAGTATGTATTATTGGTGTAGGTTATGTTGGTGAACATTTACTTCAAACTTTTAAAAAACAATATGATATTATTGGAATTGATGTATCTGAAAAACGAGTTAACTTATTAAAACAACAATATCCTGATGTTATTTTTCATTCAAATTTTGATAATATTAGTGATCGTAATGTATTTCTAGTTTCTGTTCCGACTTTAGTTGATAATAAGGGAAAGATTGATTTGTCATGTCTTTATTCTGTAAAAAATACATTAATGCCAATTGTACAAGAAGGATCTTTGATTGTAATTGAAAGTTCTGTATATGTTGGTGCAACACGTGAAATTTTTGGAGAATTTAGAGATAGAGGAGTTTATGTTGGCTTTTCACCAGAAAGAGTTGATCCAGGTCGTATTGAACCAAAAATGGAAGATATTCCAAAAGTTATTTCTGGTATTGATCAAGAATCTTTAGAAAAAATCCAAACTGTTTATAGTAAAGTTATTAAAAAAATTGTTCCGGTTTCATCTACTGAATCTGCTGAAATGTGTAAATTATATGAAAATTGTTTTCGTATGGTTAATATTGCGTATGTTAATGAAATTTCAGATATGTGCGATTCCATTGGTATTGATTGTAAAGAGGTTATTTCTGCATCATCAACAAAACCATTTGGGTTTATGCCATTCCATCCAGGAATTGGTGTTGGAGGTCATTGTATTCCAGTAAATCCATATTATTTGTTTCACAATGGCGTTCTACCAGTTTTAAAGTATTCTACTGAATTAATGAAAATTAGACCAAGTATGAAAGTTCAACAAATTATGAAGTCAAATCCAAATATTAGTAGTATTTTAATTGTAGGTATTGGATTTAAAAAAGGAGAAAAACTATTAACTAATTCACCTTCCTATGATATGATGAAGTATTTTATTAAAAATAATATCAATGTTGATGTATATGATCCATTAGTCGAATCAGATTATTCTAAAAATGATATTACGTTTCTAAATTCTTCATATTTTTCAAGTAATTCACTAAATAAATATAATTTAGTTATTGTAAATCATATTCATAAAGAAACAGATCGAATTATTATCGATAATTCTGATACTAAAGTTTTATATTTTTAAAATAATAAAAAAAGAATATATTCTATTAATAAATTAGGGGTAATATCTAAGATATTACCCCTAATTTCGTACGTCGTATTTGATTTGATGATTTTATAAATTATCACAGTATTTTATCGAGTTAAATAATAAAAAAATGAAAAAACTTTGGGTTAGACTCTAATTACTTAGATAAAATGACTTTGAGTAGTAATATGAAAATCGTTTTTGCAATTGGCACAGTATTAATTCTATTGGTTCCTGGAATCATTGGATATATTTTAAATGGACGTATTTCTATCCTACCAGAATTCGCAATTGGTATTTATGGTATTTATAGTTTAGTATATTTTATTTTACAGATTATTTTTAGTCAAATCAACAAAAAAAGAATTCAAAATTCTGTTAAAGAACGTAATCCAGAATGGGCTAATCTTGGTGTTGGTGTTATTATTGTCGGATATCGTGAAGAACCAAATTTATTACGTAGATGTCTTGAAACTATTAGAGATAGTGAATATTCAAATATTCAAAGAGTTATATTTGTTATTGATGGGAATGAATATGCTGATGTTTATATGTCATCTATTTATAAGGAAGTTTTTAAAAATGAGAATGTTGTCAAATTAAATAAGCTACTATGTGATACAGATTTCCCAAACTTGGGTAGTGGCATTAGCCACATTACAGATGGTACACAAGAAGACATTGATTTTAGTAAAAGATTTATGTGTATAATGCAACCACATGGTGGTAAGAGAGAAGGTTTGTATACTGGATTTAAAATTTTAACACAAGATCCAAGTGTTGATGTAGTTGTAACAACTGATTCTGACACTATGTTAGATAAATCTGCAATAAAAGAAATGGCATACCAGTGTATTCAAGAAGAAATAGGTGCTGTTGCTGGTCAGATTAATATTTGGAATACATCTGATTCTTTGCTTTCAAATATTGTTTCTTATCGATATTGGATGTCATTCAACTTAGAAAGAGCATGTCAATCTTATTGGAAAACTGTTATGTGTGTAGCTGGGCCAATGGCATGTTATAAGTCTTCTGTTTTAAAAGATATTATGGATGAATGGTATAATCAAACTTTTTTTGGTGAAAAGTGTACTTTTGGTGATGATAGACATCTAACAAATAGAGTTCTTCTAAAAGGCAAAAAAGTTATTTATACTGAATATGCAAAAGGATATACTGATACACCTTCAAATTGGATTCAATATTTACGTCAACAAACAAGGTGGAGTAAATCTTATTTTAGAGAATTTTTATTTAATTTGCAAAGTGTTCACTTGCATCCAGTTTGGATGTGTTATGAACTATTATATAATATTCTATATTTTTTTGTAATCTTGTATTGGATTGTTTATATTTTGTATTTTGGAAGTGTTTTACAACAGTCTATTGCTGTATTAGTTACATTCGGAATTTCTATTATCAAGTGTATTTATGCAATTACTCAAACTGGCGATTTTAGATTTTTATTTTACCATCTTTATTCTTTTATATATTTTTTAGTTATTATTCCTTCAAAAATTTCTGCAATTTTTACGTTATGGGATACTCAATGGGGAACGCGTGGTAAAACATCAAGTTTTATTTTAACATATTTTGGTTCTATTCTTTGGATTTCAACATTGATTGGCGGGTTTAGTTATACTATTTATAAGAATCATCAGTTTGATAATAATGATTATAAATATATGTTTGCTTTTATTAGTTGGATGTCTTATCTAAGTATTGTTATAATAAGTGTTATTGTAAATTTTATATGTAGAAAAATGAGAAAAAACAAATATTATTCTTCTGATATTGTGGATACTTCTTTTAAAATGCAAGAAACATCAGTTGTTTAATACCGATGGCTTCCAAAACTTTGGCAAAAAATTAAAAAATTAAAAAATCAAAAAAATTAAATAATTAAGGGCAATATCTTAAGATATTGCCCTTAATTTCGTACGTACGTTTGCTAGTGGTCGGGTAATATAATAAATAATTAATTGGTAGTGTGGTAGTTTCATTAAATTAAAAAAAAATAAAATTATAATACATAATCTTTTATTTAAGATGAACAAGTATTATAGATCAAAATATGTAAAACCAGATGTTGATTTTTTAAAACGAGATATTGATATGCAGTTAATAGAATGGTGGGCTCAAGATGAATCACAAGAGGATGTATCTGAAGAAGAAGGTGAAGAATGTAACCATTGTAATAGAAATTCAGAATATTGTAGATGTAATTTAGACGAATATACAATTCGTTGTTTTGGTGTTACAAAAAGTGGAGTGTCTGTGTCATGTAAAATAAATGGATATAAACCGTTTTATTATATTAAAGTAGATAAATCTTTTAATAGTTTGAAATTATCTAGATTTTTGAATTATATTTCTTCTAGTTATTATTTAAAAGATTTCCCAAAAGCATTAGTTAAAGAAAATGGTAAACATAAATCTTGTATTGTAGAAAAAAAAGATTTATTTGGTTTTAAAAATAATAAGCAATATAAATTTGTAAAGTTGGTTTTTAGTAATTATAAAGCAATGATGAAATCACGTTATTTATTTAAAAAACCAGTTAATATACCAGATGTCACGACGAGTTTAACAAAATTTAAATTGTATGAAAGTAATTTTGAACCATTTATGAGATATTGTCATATCAAAGATATTTTTATGGCTGGATGGATTAAATTACCTCATAGAAAATATAAAGTTACAAGTGAAGAATCAAGTTGTCAAATAGAAGTTGAAATTGATAGAAAAGATCTAGTTTCAATGAAGGAACATCAAGATATGGCAAATTTTTTACAAGCTTCATGGGATATTGAAGTATATAGTTTTGATTATACATTTCCTGATCCAAATAAAAAAATAAGAGATAAAAATGGTAATACTATGTATCCAAATGAAATTTTTCAGATTGCAACTACTTATAAATATACAAATGATTCTGATATTTTAGTGAAACATTTATTAACATTGAAAAGATGTTCTAAAATAGATAATCCAACTGTAATTGTTGAAGAATGTAATTCTGAAAAAGAATTAATTAAACGTTGGGTTGATATAATTTCTAATATGGATCCTGATATTTTTTATACTTATAATGGAGATTCTTTTGATTGTATGTATTTAAAAGAACGTGCTAAATTATATGGTTTAGAAAAATATATTTATAGTAAATTGAGTCGTTTAATAAATACACCAGCAGAAGTTAAAAAAGAATATTTTAGTTCTAGTGCATATGGTGATAGTGAATATCAAAGAATGTATATTCCTGGACGTTTAAATTATGATTTACTTATTCATTTTAAACGAGGTATGAAAAAGTATCCTAGTTATAAACTTGATTATATTGCAAATGAAATATTAAAAGAAGGAAAACATGATGTTGGTGCAAAGGAAATTTTTGGATATTACGAAGATGGACATCCAGATAAGATACGTGAAATTGGTGAATATTGCATCCAAGATACGGAACTTTTGCAAAAACTAGTAGATAAACAATTGATATTAACAAATATAGTTCAATTAGCTAATGTAACATATGTTCCAATTGGATTTTTGACAACTAGAGGTCAAACAATTAAAGTATATTCTCAGCTTTTACGTAAAGCACGACAAATGGATTTTTTAGTTCCACATACAAATTTTAATAATGATAGTTATCCGATTGAAATTAAAACAAAAGATTCTCATAATTTTGACGACTCTAATATAGGTGATTATATAGAAATTGATTTAGGACAATCTACAACCAATCCTGCTAGAAGAGTTAGTATGTCCTGTAAAATATGTGAAATTTATTCCGATAATCACATTGCTTTATTATGTGATACTGAATTAACAAAAGAATATTATAATCGTAAGTGTACTTTTAAAAGAAAAGATTTTATTGCATTGCGAGTATGGTCCAATGAAGATGCTGTAGACGATAGTTTTACTGGCGCTACGGTTTTACCACCAGTTCCAGGATTTTACAAGGATAATATAGCAGTTTTAGATTTTGCCAGTTTGTATCCAACAATTATGATTTCAAGAAATTTATGTTATAGTACTTTTGTTTTTGATGAAAAATATAAAAATATACCAGGTGTAAATTATGAAACCATTGCATGGGATGATAAAATAGAATATAAAATGAAACATACTTGTGAAGGTGTTGGGAAAAGTGGTAAAAGTAAAGGTTTAGTATGTGGTAAACAAGCATATTTTGAAGTTGATATCGGTGGTAAATCATGTTTTTATTGTAGAATTCATGATCCACGAAAAAAAGAAAGAGGATCTGATGAAAAGTGTCAAAAACGAGATGTTAGTTATGATTTCACAATTGTTCAACCTCATATAGATGAAAATGGTAATAAAATTAATCAAGGTGTTTTACCTGCTTTATTAGAAGAACTTTATTCAGAACGTAAAAAAGTTAAACGACAAATGGCCAAGGCTCAGCAAGATGGTAATAAATTATTAGCAGATATTTTAGATTCTACACAGCTTGCTATTAAAGTATCACTTAATAGTTGTTATGGATTTTTAGGAAGATGCCAAGGAAATTTAATTCTTAAAGAACTTGGTAGTATCGTAACAAGTGTAGGACGAATGTTAATAGATCAGAGTAAAGAATATTCAGAGGGTCCATTTATAGACTTTGTTAAAAAATCTGGTTTATTAACACATAAGCTTGAATATAAACCAACAAAATTAACTGATAATGAAAAAAAAGATATCTTGAAACGTTTTAAATCAAATAATTAATCAAATAATTTAAATTCGTTTATTTAATTAAACTAATTTAAAGTTAATAATTTATAATAATATTATAACAAAATGGAAGAATATAAAACACCAGTAGATATCAAAACTCTTATACACAATAGTAGTATTGAAATATACGATAAAAATCATTTAATTAATAAATTACAACAACATTTTACAGACGAAGAACAACAATTGTATGTATGTAATTTGTTTTTGTATTTAAATTACAATCCAGTCACTGATTTTATCATAAACTTGGATAATGTATGGAAATTCATAGGTTTTTCAAATAAAGGTAATGGAAAACGTTTATTACAACAACATTTTAAAAGCGATATTGATTACAAGATCGCGCTTCTCCGAACGGAGAAGCGCAAAAATGAAGGAGGATTTAATCAAGAAACAATTATGTTAAATATAAATACGTTTAAAAAACTATGTTTAAAAGCAAATACAGAAAATGCTGATAAAATACATGATTATTATATTAAATTAGAAATGATATATAATGAATTAATGAAAGAAGAAATAGAAGAAAAGAAAAAACAAATTGAACAACAAAAATCAATCCAAGAAGAAACTAAAAAACAAATTGAAGATAAAGATAAACTTTTGGAAGAGAAAGATAAATGTATTGCTCAACTGAAAGAAAAAGAAACTGTAGCAAATTTATATATTGGTCACAACCCTGTTATCAAAAATGTTCATAAAATTGGTATATTTACAAGTACAAAAACAAACGATGTTTTTGTTCGTCAGGAAAATCATAAATCAAGTAATCCACAATTCGAATATCTATTTACTTATGAAACTAAAAATGCAAAAATAATAGAAGATTTTATAAAATTACTACTTAAACCATTTAAATTAAGTAAACCAGAATGGTTTAATATTTCTTATGAACGTATAAAACAAATAGTTGATTTTAGTATAATGGTGTATGATAATTATCAAATAGATGAATCTATTGATAATTTGATAGAATTTGTCATGAGATATCGTTGTAATAGATTAATTAATTCAAATAAAGCCAGAGTTATTATTCCTAAAAATATCTATGAACAGTGGTTTTCCGAAAATGTTATAATAACAAAAAATGGAAAAATTGGTACAGAAATGATTTGTAATGATTTTTATGAATGGATAAAACAAAAATATCCAAATAAAATAAATCACATAAAATTGGATACAGGAAATTGGAGCACTGCTTTTCAAAAAGAAATCCGAAACATGATTATTGACATTTCAAAATTAGAATATAGACAAAACATATCATATTCTGATAAAAAACGTGGTATATATGTTTCAAATTGTGCAGGGTTTGAAGGGTTAGAACTAAAAAACACAAATAAAAAAATAGAATTCTTTGACAAATATGTATATGAAAAATATGTAACTGAATTTATAACTATTACAAATGATCCTAAAAACAAAGTTGCAAGAAAAGAACTATTGGAACATTTTATTGTATGGGTAAAAAATAATAATTTCATTTCTAAACAAAAAATCATGTGTAAAACATCTATTTCGAGTATATTTAAAGATGTTTTTATTGAAAATATAGAAAATATAACTGGATTAAAAATACAAGATGTTTGTAAATTAACTTATTTTGGCTGTTTTATAGGTATGAGACATTGTGAATTCCCATATGTTGGAAAAGAATTTAATAAAAAAGAAAATTTATCGAATGATGAATTAGTTAAAAAACAAGTTGATAATTGGATAGATAATAAAACAACTAAAATTTCAAAAATATTTATGAAATGTTTACAGCAAGATAATAAAATATCGGATAAAGAAGTAAAAGAAATAATGAATTCTAAATTTAATATTGATATTTCATTAAATACAAGAAAGACACGTTGGCATCTTATTTTTGGTAAAGATGTAAATGTTTTTTATATAAAACCAGAAGCATTTGAATACGCTAATTCTAAAATTAATAATAAATAAATTCAAGAACTAATAATAAAAACTGAATAGCAATTAAAATATATTTATAAATAGTATTTTAGTTGTCAAATGAATTGTAAAAATTGTAATTCCAATGACATTATATATTCTGTAGATGATGTTATATGCTCTAATTGTGGTATAATTTTACAAGAATATGTTATAACATCAACATCTTATTATTCAAATTCAAACAAAACAAGTACTAGTTGTAATAATAATCATAAAACTGGTTCCTTTAGTAGTAAAATACAAAGATTACAAAATTGGTGTATGTGGACAAATGATGAAAAAAATCAATATAAATTATCAAATTATACAAAAAGTTTATGTAATAGATTAAATATTCCAGATTTTGTAATCCAGCCTATTTGTACTACTGTTAATATAGTTATGAATGCAATAAAACAATACGATGGAACAAAAAGAGCAAGGGTCAAAGATGGAATTATACTAGTTTGTATACAATATGTTTTAAATGAATATTCTGAAAAATATTCTTGTTTAAGTCATAGTTATGGTAAAACTGCAGTATCTATGGCAAAAGAATTAAATTTAGAAATTAAATATATAACAAAAGCAGAAAAATTAATATTAGAATTATTAAACAATCACAAATTAAAATTAAATGAAGATATAATACATTCAACTAAAACTCCATCTAATTTTATTAATGATATAGTTAATAAATATAATATAAAAATATCAGATGATATTTTGTGTCAAGTTAATAATTTAATTAAAATTTGCGAAGAAAATGATTTATTATTAGATCATACTCCATTATCAATAGGTGTATGTTGTTTTTATTATGTTTTAAAAAATAATAATATCCCAGTTGATTTAAAATTATTATCAAATCTTTATAATTTATCCATTGTAACAGTATCTAAAACATATAATAAATTAATTGGATACACTGATTTAATTTAACTTTTGAAATTTAACATTGAATTAATTTGAAATTTAACCTTAAATTAATTTCTATGATTATCATAATAATAAGTTTATCTATGTTAAAAGATACATTTAATGATCCAAAAGAATTATTTGAACATTTATTTAGAGGTAATAAAGAAACTATAGACGAATTACTTTTGGGTTTAAATATTGTTGTATCTAATAAAAATATATTTGATTATATAGATTCAATGATAAATGAAGAATTTATTAGTAATTACAAGGTAGTTAAAACACTATTTCAATCTATTTTGATTAACAATCCATATATTTTAACTTCTATTTCAAATTTAATGGACACTGATACAGGTAAAATTTTGCAAGATAAAAAACTTACACTAGAATATGAACAATATAAATTAATTAAAGCAAGATTATTATTGTATTCACAATTATATACTATTCCTGATTTAAGTAAATCAAATAGTTTACAAATTCAATTACCAGATTCTGATACAGATTCTTTTTCTTTATTAAAATATTTTCAAAAAACTTCTTCAAGTTTTTCTAATAATATATTCAGATTACCTAAAAAAAATGAGGATTTGGTAAAATTAATTAATAATATTATAATTTGTCTTTTTCAAACTATACCATTTGAAGATTATATTGAAATTGTAAAAAATCCTAAAGCTACTAATCTATTTTCAAATTATACTTCTTTTATTAATAATATAATAGACCTACTTACAGAAAATATAATGATGAAAATTTATTTTTCTGAAACAAATGGTAATATAATATTAACATCAGATGATGAATACTCTAAACTAATATTATATACTATGTCATGTTTTAATACTTCAGTTGAATATAAAAATTTAGCAACAGCAACTATATTTAATGCTGTATTATCCAAAGGTCCTCTAAAAAGATTAAAGAATTTATTTGAAAATGTAGAGTCAAAAAACCCAGAAATATATAAAATGTATACAGAATCTACAAAATTAGTATTACCACCATTTGTATTAATGAAACAATTTGTAGATAAAAATCGTGATTCTTTATCTCAATTTGGAATTTATTTAACTGATATTGTTATGATTTTAGAAAAATATCCACTTAAAAAAAATAATTTATATAATTACAATACTTTGATACAAATAAGTAAACTTCACAAAAATATAAGAACAAATCAACTTAATATGTTCAATTCACTTGATTTTATTAAATCTGAAGAAAGACAATTTTATAATTATATTCAAAATTACAAAGAATTATGTATTAGCTCTTTATTTCCACAAAAAAGTTTAGAATTAAGTCCAAGAAAAGAATAATTTAATTAAATTTTACTAATATAAGATTTAATCAAATTTTACAATATAAGATATATTTTGCTTTGATACAGTGCGTGATGCAGAAACACTTAATGGTTGTCTTTTTTGTGAAGAATCGTCACTTGATGATGTCTTGTTTTTTTTTGATTTTAATGAAGTTTTCATATCTTGTTCTATTAAATTTAAATTTTCTTGAACATAGTTTAATATACTATTTTCAAAACACCATCTAAAAAAACATAATTGACCACAACTTGTTTCTATATAATTATCATCATTGTAATAAAATAAAATTTTATTTTTTCTACAAAATGGATCAAATTGTTTTTTACTAAATGATTTTAGTTGAAGTTTATAGTTTTGGTATACATCTAAAGTAGAATCTTTATTTTTTATAATAGTTCTATATTTTTTAGAATAATTTGTAATAAACCAATCTAATATTCTAAGTGATATAACACTATTTTGATCTACTATGTTTTTCATTTGTTCTATATAAATTGGATTTTTATAAAAATCTGTCAAAGATTTCATTAATAAACTTAATTTTGTGTCAATGTCAAGTTGATTATTTTTCTTGGATTTTGTAGATTTACTTGAAGCTAATGACATTTTAGTTCTGTTTTAAATTTTTGTATAATTAGATTAACATTTTATATTTTTAAATCAAAATAAAATGTATGTAGTTAGTGTAATCAGTAAAAAAAAAATGAATATATTTATTTGATGATATAAATTATCAAAAACAACACAACACAATAAATAATAATATGGTAGTCAAAGCAAGTGATCTCGATTTGTCTAAAGTGACTTTTTCTGATGTTAAGACTGACAATCACGGACGTAAAATGGTATATATTAACATGAATGCAGGTAAGATTATGGTTCAAACACCAAAGATGTATGCACCAAATGGTATTAAACGTTGGCGTAAGAAGGATGCATCTGATAATAAGGATGACAAGTTTGAAATGGAACTTAGCTTTTATGGTATGGATAATACTGATAAAAATTCAAAGGAGATTCGGGCTTTTTATGAAAAGTGGCAAGAATTTGATACCTTGATTAAGAATAAGGTTATTGAAAAGGCTAGAGAATGGTTGAGTATGCCAAAGCTTGATATGAATACTCTTGAATCAGTAATGTATACACCAATGGTTAGAGTTCCAAAGGATAAGGAAGGAAATGAACTTCCATATCCATCACGTGTTAGAGCTAAGATTGATCGTGAAATGGATGCTACTGGTAATTTTTCTGGAAGATTTCTAAGTAATAAGAAGTTCAAGACAGAAGTAATGTTATTTGATGAATCTAAGACAAAGCTTGAAATGAATGAAGATAATGCTGAATCTGTTGTTCCAAAGGGATGTCAAGTTGTATCTATTCTTGAATTGGTATATCTTTCACTCTCTAAAACAACTATTTCTACAAAGTGGAAGTTGGTTCAAGCAAAGGTTTATCGTAACAAGGATACAATTACTGGATATGCTATGCTAGATGACGAAGCTAGTAATAGTGTTCAAGATGATCTTGATACTAATGAACAAGTTGTTGAAGTTTCTTCTAAGCACGTTGAAGTTGAAAAAGAATCTGATGCTGAAGTTGAAGAAGAATCTGATGCTGAAGTTGAAGAAGAATCTGATGCTGAAGTTGAAGAAGAATCTGATGAATATGTTCCACCACCACGTGTCTCTACTCCTGTAAAGTCAAAGGGTAGAGCAAAGAGAAGTGTAGCATAGTGTAGCATAAGATACATAAAATAAAAAATACAAAAAAAATAAAAATACAAAAAAATGTAAATAGGGATGGGTGGATGGGTTTTTATCAAATCTAGTAATTATTTTATAATAAAATAATTACTAGAGATATTACTATTACTTAAAAGAGATATCAAACAGATTATTTGATATCTCTAGTAGCTCAGTTGGTTAGAGCAGCGTACTTATAATGCGAAGGTCGTGAGTTCGAGTCTCACCTAGAGAATACAAGATACAGGAGGTTACAAACTTTTGTAATCTAAAAACATTGATCTATTAAATTTATTTTATTAATATATACTATATTATCATATACTAATAAATTATGATTATTTTTATTGTAACATTTTTATTATTTTTTATAGAAGCTATATTGCATTATAATATAGGAAGTCCTAATAAACAATTACATCTTCCAGAAACTAAAGAATTGTTTCAAATAATTATTATATTAACTATTTTTAGCGCATTGAATTCTTATATTATTAAAAAATTATTAAAACTTCATGTTAAATAATTTATAAATAATTAAATTATTTAATTTACTAATTTACTTTTTTAACTGCACATTTGTATTATTTACTGATCCATCTTTTATATTAATATCAAACGATAATTTTATACCTTTTAGTCCAGAACATAAACAATTACATTGTGTTTGACATCCAATTGGTTGTACTACTATAGGTGTAACTGGTGGTGTAACTGATGGTTGAGGTGGTGTAACTGGTGGTTGAGGTGGTGTAACTGGTTGTAAAGGTGGTAAAGGTGGTGGTTCTGGAATTACACCTACTGGCTTACCATGAGTAAGATTGTCTCTTAATACACGAGTAAGACTTCTTTGATCTGTATATGATCTTTTATCTCCTGCGTTTTCCCAAACGATGATACCTGCTAAATTTTTTTCATAAATTATTTTACATTTTTCAATAATAGAATCTTTATTATCATAACTATTAAAAACTTTTTTAATTGGATCATAAGAATAAGCTGCTTTAGCTTCGTTATCAAAAAATTCTGTTGCACCATTTAATGGTAAGTCTTTATAATCAACTACACCCTTTTCCCAAGTCATATCAGGTGATCCACCAGATGCCGATTTACCTAATCCATCTGTATTAGCAAATCCTCTACTGTAAAAAGCACCTCCAATAAAAATTTTACTAGATGGAACACCTCTAGATAAATAAAAATCTGCAGCTTCTTCACAGGAAAAAACACCATGGCTTGATTTTCTTGGGTTAGTATGATGAGCTGATTTAGTTTCTCCCCAATTACCATCATGAAAGTCGTATGTCATAACATGTAATTCATCTATAAGTGGATGAACTCTTTCAATTGGAAATTTCGCCTTATTTGGATCTGCCACACAACAAAATGAAATCACATATTTCTCCATATTATTTTGTTGAAATTGTTTGCGTAGTTCTTGTAGAAACAAAATAAAATTCTCTGAATCTTCTTTACGAACAATATTTCCTCCATTACCATAATTAACACCATCTTCACTTAGATATTCCCAATCAAGTGACACACCAGAAAAAACTGGATATTTTTTAAATAAATTAATAATATTATTAACAAAATTTTTTCTGTTTTGTGCTGATGAAACTGCATCTGAAAAATATTTACTCCATGTCCATCCACCAATACTAAGTTGAATATTAATTTCTCTACCAGAATTTTTTAATTTTTGAAATTGACCAAGATTTCCAAAAAATTGACTAGATGATGTATCATTCCATGAATCTGGAGGTGAAACACTGTCTGCACCAATATATCTTTTATCTGTATCAGCCCATGAGTCACCAGAAATTACATTACCTAAAGAATCTAAATTATAAAAAGCATAAGCAATATCAACAACATCTTGTGGAATATCTTTAACTTGATAGTTTCTTCCATAACATGCCCAGTTGGTATGATAATAAATAGCTCGTTTACCAGTTGGTGTATTAAACATTTTTATTAGTAAAACATAAAATAAAAATTAAAAAGAAACAAGTAATTAAAAATTAATATAAAAATAAAATATTTATAATAAATATAATTATATGGAACATATTATTAAAAATCAAGGATCTGAAAGATATACAGTTTTCCCAATAAAGCATCCTAATCTTTGGAAGTTTTATAAGGATCATGAAGCTACTTTTTGGACTGTGGAAGAAATCAGATTAACAGATGATTTGGTGCATTGGAAGGAATCATTAAATGATAATGAAAGATTTTTTATAAAGAATGTTCTTGCATTTTTTGCAGCAAGTGATGGTATTGTTAATGAAAATTTAATATTAAATTTTTATAATGAAGTTCAAATCCCAGAAGCTAGACAATTTTATGCTGTACAAATGATGATTGAAGCTATTCATAGTGAACAATATTCCATTTTAATTGATACATATATAGTAGATACAAAAGAAAAAGAACATTTGTTTAATGCTATAGAAACTATACCAGCTGTAACAAAAAAAGCAAATTGGGCATTGAAGTGGATAGAAGAGGGAAGCACTCTTCAAGAAATGATTCCCCAAAAATATATGAAGTCTTTTAATTTGTTATCTAAAATTGATAATTTTACTCCAGAAATCAAAGAAGCTTTGGATTTTATTACTCGTGAAAGACCAAGTTTTGCTCAAAGACTTCTTGCATTTGTTTGTGTAGAAGGAATTTTTTTCTCTGGTTCATTTTGTGCTATTTATTGGTTAAAGAATCGAGGTTTAATGCCAGGTTTATCAACAGCTAATCAATTTATTGCACGAGATGAGAATATGCATGCAGAATTTGCTATTGAATTATATAAAATGTTAGATAATAAAGTTGAAGAATCATTAGTACATAAAATTTTTAAAGAAGCTGTAGAAATTGAAAAAGAATTTGTATCAGAATCATTACCAGTTTCCTTAATTGGTATGAATTGTGTATTAATGAGTCAATATATTGAATACGTTGCCGATAGATGGTTGATTTTATTAGGATATAATAAAATTTATAATTCACAAAATCCATTTTCTTTTATGGATATGATTTCCGTTAATACTAAAGAATCATTTTTTGAAGTTAATGTATCAAATTATCAAAAATCCAATGTTGGAACTACTTCAGAAGATAGAGAAATATCATTTGATAGTGATGATTTTTAATTAATTTTTAATCAACTTATTAATTTTCAATAATTTATTGAAAATTAATTAAATTCAATACTAAACTATTTTAACACTTTGATTATACTCTTTATTATACTCGATATTTTGATTATTTTCTATATTTTGATTATTTTCTATATTTTGATTATTTTCTATATTTTGATTATTTTGATTCTCATATAATTTGCATAAAAATAAAATTAATAAATCACACAATACAGTTACAACAATTAATACAATCCATGGAGAGACAGTTTGAATATAATATGGTTCTAATGAATATGTCAATAAAGAAATTAGATAAAATGAATTTCCAAGTATAGTAAAACCATACATCATCATTGATATACCTTGACTATTTTTACTTTTATACATAGTTATAATTTGAGCAGCTCTACCTGACAAATAAAAGGTAGTTGTTATCCAACCTAATATGTTTCCGATTTGTTTTTCTGGGGTTTTAATTAATATATTAACTAAAATACATGACAAAATATCTATAAATATAACACCAATAATTAAGAAAAAATTTTTAAATTGGAAATTTAAATTTGAATAATATAGAACAAATGAAATCATTACGCTACCTAAAAAAAGATAATACCATCCTAAAATTAAAAAGGATATATCTAATCCCATTAAAATGCTAGAAATAAGACTTAATGTATCTCCTTGAGTCCATAATACCACCATCCATATCGAAATATTATCAGATGATTTTGTTTTATATATTAATTTTAGTTGTGGAAAATATACAATTCCATAAAAAACCATAGACAAAATATTAAAAAAATATGATAAAATCTCCATTTGATATTATTTTAAAGACTTCCAAAGACTAAGATAAGAAATTTTAAAAAGAATTAATAGTAATAATAGAATAATTTATTTATAATTCATTTTTTAATAATAAAAATTTTTTTTTATTTATAATTAGTAATAACATAGTATGTCATCTACAGCTAAAATGCCTGGATTATCTGATTACGATTCTTTTTCGTTATTATTTGCTCGTATTTTTACTTTTGTTATTTGTCTATGTTTTATTTATTCTATAGTTTCTTCAATGTTTACAAGTGTATGTTATGAATGTAAAGCTTCTGCATACGAAGACTTAAATATGCCTATGGGATGTCAAAGAAGACAATTTGAACCTGTAGTTATAGAAGATTTTAATAATATTAGTGATGATAATTTATACTCATTTAAATCTCAACCAGTTGCTAGATATCATAATATTGAATTGACAGCTGTATTAGATAATGATGGTAATCCAAATTCATTTCAAACAGGAAATGCTGTTAGGCATATTTATTCCAAAAATAATAAATTAATTTATAGAATGGATATTTCATCTAATTTATATGTCTTAGATGGAAATGTTTTTAAGAATGGTAATGATAAACTTGATCATTCTTATAAGGCATATTTATTAAATGATAAGAATGAAAAATTTTTATTAGGAAATTTAAAAAAGGATGGTGATGGTATGTATAAAATAAGATTTGAAAATGATAAAGTTTCTGATTTAGTACAATTTAATAAAATACAAATTGTATATTCTCAAACTTTAGGTGATAAAACACAAGATACTATTGTTCTTCAAGGAACTTTTTAATTTTTATGTGAATTGTGATAGTGATTTCCATGGCAATTTTCAAAACTTTTCGAATCAGAATTAGAACTAGAACTAGAACTATCAGAATTAGTACAATCTGTTGTTGTATCTGTTTTACAACATAATTTTGGTTGTATTTGATAATGTGGTGGTAAAGGGCATTGTTTCATTTCCATTAATAAATTTTTTACTTCGTAATTACGTAATATATCTTTTAATCTAGTATTATCTGTCTCTTTTATTAATTCTTTAATAGAACATGTTGATTTGTCTATTTTATTTTGTATTTCGCAACAACATTCTTTCATTTTGTCAAGGATTTCATTTTTCGCTTTTATTCCTTCTAATTTTATAGTTGATGTATTATTAATATTTTGTAAAGACAAATTTGATTCTGCTTTGTGTAAATTGATTTTTAAATCATTTGTATTTTCAATAGCTTGTTTATTCATAATTTGAAAATGGTTATCGTATAATTTACCTAATGAATTTTCAACCCCAATTAAATTTTGTTGAATATTGTTAAAATAATTTGCACTTTGATTAGATAATCCTTTTTGTAAATTAATTAATTCAATTGATATATCATTAGTTTGTTTTACATTATCTTTGTTTAATTCTTGTAAATCATGTTTTATATTAGTAAAATGATTTATATTTTGTCTTGTATGTATTTCTTTTTGTAAAGTAAGATCATTGAATTTTTCATTTAATAAATTTTGATTTTTATTTTCTACATTACATGATTCTCTTTGAAATTGGTATAATATTGAATTTCCAAAGTTACTAGGTATATTAAAAGGGGTAGTATTCATTATATTATGTTCAATCTTATTAAAATAAAATCATAATTTTGACGTACTCTTAATAATAAAAATTATTTGTTTTTTTATAAATAAATAATTTCTGTAAATTGAATTCTAATTACCTTTTGTTCTTTTTTTGTATTTTGCATAAGACTTAATTACTGTGGACCGCCTGAAGGAGGAAATGGAAAAGGACCTGGAGGTGGAGGGAACCACCAGTTATTACAACGTCTTGATTCATTAACAAGATTTCTTGTTTCTGCAGCTTGTAGAGCATCTCGTAGACGATCATTGTCAGAACTTCGAATCAGATCTTTAATAGAACATCCAGATGCTTCTACTCGTTCCTTTATTTCACAACAACATTCTGCCATTTTATCCATTATATCACCCTTTGATTTAAGAGCTTCAAGTTGAATAGCAGCAGTATTATTAGCAGCTTGTAATTCAAGTTTAGCTTCTACTTTAGCAATATCATATGCTAGTTTGCCACTATTGACACTTGCTTGATTTTGTAAAACAGAAAAATGAGAATCAGCTAAACGTCCAAGACTGTTTTCTACACGAACAAGATCTTGTTGAGACTTTGCATAGTAATCACCAGCTTGACGTCCTAGAACATGTTCTGATTTGTTAATTTCACGTAAAATATCTCCTGTATGTTTAGTTCCACCTATTTCTACATGATGTATTGCTTCTGTTACTTGTCCAAAAGATACTGCAGTTTCATTTTGAAGACGTTCTGCTTGAATACCTAGATCTGCTGCTGTTTTTTGTGTTGCAGTAAGATTTGCACTTCCATTTCTTTCAGTAGCAGTAAGATTTGCAGCTCCATTTGAATTAATAACATCAATAATATGTTGTGCATTTCTATGTTGTCTATTTTCATCAGCAAAATAAATACGTTCTTGAGAAGAGAGGAGTTCAGACGTTCGCTCGAAGCCTGATTTAAGAAGGTCTTCATTGACCTTGTTGATTTGGGAATAGAGTCTGTTAAAATCGTCGGTATATGATGGGGTAGTTGACATTATAACTTTTTATAACTTAATTGTTATACTATAATATGAGAAAAAAAAATTTTAAAATTACCGTATAAAATACAAAAAAAAAATATTTTATTTAAATATTTTTAATAAAAAATAAATTTTAATAAAAAATAAATTTTAATTAACCATAATATCTAAAATTTTCATATTCATAAATTTTAACATTATATGTATTTCCTAATTCAGGAATTGTAATAGAATCTCCGTCATATAATTCATTGTCGTTTCTAGATTTAAATGGAATTTTTAATCTGTTTCTAGATTCGTCTATTAGATAATATTCCCATTTTTCACTTCTTCCTCTATATTTATATCTACCATATAATGGATATCTTTCTGAATCTTTATAAATATACCCAATTAACTGATAATCTTCATAACTCTTAGTATTTAAACGTCCTCCTGGATAAATTCTTTCTGGAGCAACAAGTGGATTATAAATTTTATTAAGTAAAATTTGACTAGTATCTAAATTTTCCGATAGTAATTTGTCTTTTTGTTGTAAATCTGATTTACATTTTTGTTCTGCTAATTGACTTGAATATAATAAATCTTGTATTTCTTTTAATTTTTCAAGTAATTCAGTATGTGATAAATTTTTATTTAAATTTATTTCTGTCATTAATTCCTTTTTATTGTTTTCATTGTTTTCATAATACATTGTATAAATTAAATATATTAAATAAACAACGATACAAATAAATACAACTAAATAAAGATTAAAATCAGATCTGTCTACACAAACTTTATCCATTATGCAATTCTTCTTACTATATATTAAAGAAATTTATATTAAAGAAATTTATTATAATAAAATTGAATAAAATACATTTATTATATTTTATATATATTATTATCTTATTTGTATGTTTGATTATCATTCAAATTATGAATTAATATTACCAAAAACAAAATATGAATCACGAGGGTTATCTGGACTAATTAATTTGGGAAATAAATGTTTTATGAATAGTATTTTACAGTGTTTAAGTAATTCTTTACAACTTACGGATTATTTTTTATCAAAAAAGTTTATTGAAGAGTCAAAAGATTATAATAATAGAAGAAAACCTGAATATCATATAGTTTCTAGTTATGTAAATTTACTTGAAAATATATGGGAATCAAATCAATTGTTAAAACCAAAATCTTTTGTAGAAAATATTTCTAAATTTATTAAAAAGTATTATAATTTAACTCAACAAGATTCTCACGAATGCTTAATGTATGTATTAGATTTATTACACAAAGGACTTTCTTATGAATTAAATATTCTTATTCAAGGTGAAGTCTTAAATAAACAAGATCAATTAATGAAAGAATCTTTAGAAACTTGGAAAAAACATTATGAAAAAAGTCATTCGTATATTGTTGATGTATTTAATGGAATGTTTTATAATAAAATTTCTTGTTCGTCTTGTGAATTTACTGAAAATATATTTGAACCGTATAACTGTATTAGTTTAGATTGTCAATCGAATTTAATTCAATGTTTAGATAATTCTTTTATAGAAAATGAAATAGTTCAATCTTGGAAGTGTGATAAATGTAATAATTATGGATGTATTAAAGATACTAAATTATGGACATTACCAAATACTATAATTATCCATTTAAAAAGATTTACTACTGATGGTAAAAAAAATAATAGTCATATTGATTTTCCTTTAGAAGATTTAAATTTGACAAAGTATATTTCAACAGACAAGAACGACAAAAATCACTATATATATTCTTTATATGCTATCAATTATCATTCAGGAACTGCAAATTCTGGACATTACTGGTCAGCTTGTAAAAATTTAAATAATAATTGGTATTTATTTAATGATGGAAATGTATCAAAATTTCATAATATCAATGATTTATTAACAAAAGATGCTTATATTTTATTTTACCATAGAAAATTTATTAAACAAAATTAATATTAATAAATTTAATATTAATTTTATTATGACGAAGAATTGTCTAAAAGTAGTAATTCAAATGATTCTTTTATTTTTGGATCTATTAACTTTTTAAAATCTAAATTTGATTTTTCAGAATTATTTGATTTTTCTTCTTCTTTTTTTAATTTAAATGAAAATTTTAAAAATGGTAAATAATTAAAACAATTTTGTCTAAAATATATAAAATTATATAATAAACTGTAAATATTATCGTCTGTTGAATTATATTGTCGTGTTAACCATAATCTTTTATCGTATAAACAATTTGCTAAATCTGGAAAATCAAGTTTTTGATTTGTTAATTGTGTTTTATTATGGATACAATATCCAGTGTCAAGTGATAAAATTGCATTCGTATTTGACATAAGATAACATTTTACAATATCTTTAAAATATGAAGGATAGTATATATTTGTATCAAAAAAATGGTAAACAAGTTGTGAAGTAGTATATTTTAAAGCTAAATTTAATTTATAACCTAATGCAAATTTACTATTATTTTTATTACTTATATTTATTAATTTAATTCTATCATCATCGAAAAACATTTTTTTAAGTCTTTTATCTATATTACTGTCATCTATAATAATTAGTTTTAATTTGTCTTTTGGATAATCTATTTTTAAAAATGTGTAAAGTAAATGTATAAATAAATTGTCATCCGAATATATTCCTATTAAAGTAATTTCAGGAAAAATAGATTTATGTTTATCTAAATTACTTGAATTAAATAATTCTATTAATTTATCTTGATGTAATAATTTTTTATTTTCAAGTGTAATTAATTTATTAATAAATAATTCACTTTTTAAACTACTATTTTCTTCTAAGTTCTGGGAATTTACACAATACTTGTTTTTGTTTTCTGATAAAAACATGTGAGCAATACAATATATATTTAATTTATTTATTTCTTTAATAAAATCATACCATGAGTTGCTAGAGTATATTATTTCCATAATATTATCCAATGAATTCGGATTAATAATAAAATTTCTAGAATCATTAATTATTACATTACACCAATATATGTTGTTATGTTGATTTTTAAAATTATACTGGTTTATATCTGCTTCTAAACATAATATATCCCATGTTTCTGGAACAGGTGGTATATTATTTATATTTTCATAAACTACATTATCATCAGTAAGAAACCCAATTAGGTCTTTTATTTTTTTCTTCTTGAGTGATAATAAATAATTAAATAATTTTTTTAGTGATTCTTTTTCATAATTCGATTCATATGTTTCATATGTAAATAAATGTTGAATCTTTCTTTTTTTAAATTTCCTTTTTAATTTTTTTACATCATCTGATGTTTTCCTTGATAATAATAGATAATGTGGTACAAATAAGTTTTCTTCCATTGATAAATAATAATTGGTATTATTTATCAATAAAAATGTTCTTTTTATTAAACGAACACTTTTGTAAATCCAAAAAACTTTGGTGATGACTAGTCTTGAATTAATTTTTTTATTCAAATTTTTTAGTTGAAACTGGATTTTCTTCTTCATTGTATACTACAGGTCTTTTTGCTCTTAAATCTTCGTATCTTAAACAATAATCTTGATCTTCTTTGCATGTTTTTGGACTATCGTATAACCATTTTGCAAAAGATTCTTGATCATTTGGAATAGTTGTCCATGGCATTGTAAAAAATTGTCTTTGTGAGTTCATTTTGCCAAATACATCGTCTATATTTTTATATAAATTATTATTAAACATTTCATCTGCAGATTTTTTAATATTTTCATCAGAAATATCACATGCAGGTGGTCTATCAACTATTTTTCCATCCTCTATATTCATATAATCTTTCATAGTAACATTCATAAATGGATTGTCTAATGTTGGTTCAGTACAAGCTTCATTTGGTAGATTAATTTCAAGTTTTTCTGTTTGTTTATTGTCATTAATACCATTGGTATTACCCAAACTTTGGGAATATTTATCATTGTATTGCGAGTGTGTAATATAAGTTAATAATCCTACTCCTACAGCAATATACATATATTGATAATCTTTGTTATAAATTGCTAATAGTATACTTGTATAGATTGATAATCTCATAACTGCATTAAGTTTTTCTTCTAAAGTTTGATCTTTTGTTGGAAAAAATTCAATTAATCGATTTTTTGAAAATAAAATATCTACATTTTTATACCAAATAGTATCTCTAACTTCACTATTCATTTTATTATTAATTATACATAATAAAAAAAATATGTAATAAAAATTTATTTTTTGAATTGTTTATTATTCATCATTGTTTTTAATAATGGTATTTCTGACATAATATCTGAATTTTCAACAATGTTTAATATATCACTAGCTTTGTTTTCTAATTCTTCCTTGTTAATATCTCCATTATTGATTTTTGATTCTATTTTATTGGTTATATCTTTCATCAGATCATTTATTTGATTATTCTGTTGACCTGTAACTAATGATGTTAGTAAATTCATTGGATTAATATTTTTATTTTTAAGATCATTTGTTATATCATTTGCTAGATTAAATAGTTCTTTGTTTTCTAGTAATGAATTAAATACTGTATCTAAACCTCCTGTCGATCTAGAATTACTAGAATTACTTGAATTTCCAGTTCTTGAATTAGATCTATTATTAATATTGTTCCTTAAACGTTGTCTAAGTTCTACAGAATTACTACCAGAATTACTTCCAGAATTACTAGAATTGCTTATTGAATTATTCGCTTTTTGTTGTATGGATTTCATAAACTTTAATAATTCTTGAGTCATTTCTTCATTTTTATCTTTTGAATTGATTAAATTGATTATACAAGATGATGTTAACATATTATTCAAATATGTTACCAGTGTTTTTTTAGTATTTTTATTTTCTGCATTGAAAAATTTAAACTTTAATGAATTGTCAAATAAACAAATTTTATTTAAAAACTTGTAATCATTTGATTTAATTTTTGTATTCGAAAATAATATATGGTTAAAATCATTTTCATAAGGTTTTAATTGTTCTTGTGTAGTCTTACAAAATTCATTAAGATCTTCATCTTTTGATAAGCTTTTTATGGTAATATTCATTTTATTTATAATAGATTTGTCTATATAATCAAATACAACATCAACTTCATTTATAAATTTTTTTAAATTATCAAAAAATTCTTTTTTTACCATTTCTAACAAAAATAAATTATTATTATCGTTTCCTGAATTGTCAGATTTGTTTTCTTGAAAATTAATTTCAGTATTATTATTTTCTAGATTACTTTGAGATTGACTATCTGAATTTGTTTTTTCTAGATCTTTTTCTAGAACTTTTTTTTGATTAAGTTCTGACATTTATATTTAATCAGTAAATTATATAACAAAGATTACCGCATTCGTATACGATTTTATTTTTATTTTATTGGTATAACAATTAATAAAAGTAATTAATAAAATGTGCTCTATTGTATATTACATTACTTTTTCTCCAGCTTTTACAAGTTTTTGAAAATATAGCCAAATATGAGCTTTTTGATGATCTGATGTTTCAGGTGATTGCCAAACATTTTTTAATTTCATTCCGTATAAAATATTGTCAGATTTCATTGAAATATTTTTTTCAAAATTTATAAAAAAATCTTCATCACAATCAAAAATTTGTTGTTTATATGGAATAGCGTAATTCATAAATTTTTCTACTACCATTCTTGGATTGCTATTTCTAATAAATTCTGTTGTACTTCTTGTTAACATAATGTCAGATTTAAAATATGGAAAGTTATGTTCTAAAAAGTCAAATAATTGATCTAATATATCATTAAAAATTTTTATTTGAACTATTTTATTCATATCTATTTAATATATTTATATAATTAAATAAATGTTTAAATTAAAACGAATTTTTGTAATTACTAAAAATTTGCGTTAGATGATAAAAACAAAAATAAAAAAGACATCTAAAAGAATTCTTAATATGAATTTAAAATCTTGGAAACTTAAGATTGATAAATTAAAACATATACGAAATGATATAAAAAAAAGAAGACTTATATTAGATGAAGGAAAAGAAAGATTTGGTCTAGATGAAATGTATCAATTAACTAAAGTAAAAAATACATCAGAAGTAAAAGGATATCCATTTAAAGTTAAAAAAAAAATAGATAATGAAACTTTTAAATTTGGTTTAAAAATTATACCTGTAAGTGTTAACTATGAAAAAAATAATCATCCATCATTTTTAGAATCAATTGTTTTAAAAGAATTAACAGATAATATACTTCATAAAAATATTTCTCCGCATATTGTTTATTATTTAGGAAATCAAAAAGTTTCAAATAAAAGTCGTGCTTTGAAATTTTTAAATTTAAAACGTTTGGAAATAGAAAATGAAATTAAAAATTATTCTTATATGTTAATTTCAGAGTATGTAACTGGAGGGAGTTTAGATAATTGGGTATATAATACTTATGAAAAGGATGAAAATATTTCAGATATTCAATGGAAATATATAGTTTTTCAGTTAATTTACACTATCGCTGTTATGCAAAAAAAATATCGTTTGATGCATAACGATTTCCATTATGGAAATATATTAATTGATACTTCTATAAAACCAGAAGGATATTTTGTATACAAAATATATGATAAAATTTTTTATATTAAAAATACTGGAATTATTCCTAAAGTATGGGATTTTGAATTTAGTATGTGTTATTCAGATAATATGAAAGACTTTTATCCAAATAAATTTATATTAGCAGGATTAAATTATGATAAAAAAAGACATGTTACTTTAAATGAAAAAGATTTAAAGGATCATTTAAATGTTCCTGTAAATTATAATGAATTTTATGATTTACATTATTTTTTAACTTCTTTATTAGATTTATATATTAGTCAAGAATTATTTGATTGGATAATGCAAATATATCCCGTAGAATTAATTCCAGAAGAAGAATCTGACTCTGACTCTGACTCTGATACTACTACAACTACTACAAGTTCTTGTTATTCAGACACAACAACAAATACAACAAACACAACAAACACAACAAACACAGACACAACAAAAACAACAGATACAATTTCGACAAATTCAAGTTCAACTAGTACTAGTACTTCTGAGGAAGAATATATACAGGAAGGTAGATTAATGAATGGTGTTGAAAAAGTATTTGATTTACCAATACCACATACAATATTAAATGATAATTTTTTTAATTTTTTGAAAATAAAACCAGAAGATTTTGAAGAAAAAACAGCTATTTATTTTAATGCAGGATTTTAATTTTAAAACTTTGTAGAACTTGGGGTTTTGCTTTTCAATCAATTTTGTAGTGATGTTCAAGTTCTGACTCAGAAAAGTAATCATCTAAAGATACAATAACTGGTGCGATGGAAGTTTCATTTATTTTATTAAATTCTGTTGATTGATTTCTATTAGTTTTCCAAAATGTTATGGCACCTTTCTTTTTAATAATATCTATTGTTGTATGTATATATTGTTTTAATTTTATATGTTTTTTCATTGAATTTAATTCTATAATAATATCTTTTAATTGGAATAATATTGGTTTAATATGAATTTCCATTTGTGAATTATAAATTTCTGGTCGTGTATGTATCAAGAATTTAACTGACTTTTTTTCCATAACTATTACAGAATCTATAAATAAATTTTCATCAAAATATCCATTTTTGATAAATAGGAATGGTAATTTTGTAAATATATTTTTTTTTTCTAAAATTCGTATTTTAAAACAAATAGAATCAAAATCGTAATTATTTGTATCTATTTTTTTAAAATTACAATAAAATTTTGACATATGTGAAAAAATATAATTAATATAATTTTGTAATTTTATACATTTAAATAACATAGATAATTGATCAAACATTTTAAATTGTTCTATATATTTTATAACACCATTATAAGTAATATTATCATCTTTTTCTATATAATGTTTAAATTTGTCTATTTGAAAATTGAAATATAGTTCTATTGGACGCATATTTGTGTCTTCAACGGAAACTCCAAAATCTCTTACTAATAGTTCTTTAAAAATACATGCAGAATATGATAAACAAAAATATTTAATATAATTAAATGCCTTACACATAGAAACAATATCATCTATTTCTGAAAATAATATAATATGATATATAATGTCTATTGGTAAATAACATTTGATTTTTGAATTATTAGATTGAATTTTTATATATATGTACTAAATACATATAAAATAATTTTATACAATTAGATTTAAAGTTTAGGAGTTGTTTTTTTTTTATTTATCATTGAATATAAATAAAAAGTAAATAATATAAAAATGTTGCCAGAACCTAATTCTTATTTGACATTACATAAATATATTAGTTTATTATTTAATGCAAATTCTAAAGCACCATTCCCAGATAATATTATGAGATTGATACATCATATCTCTAATTCTTTAATTAATGCAAGAGATGGTAAATCAAAAATCGACCCTAATACAGAAGAAGGTAAGGAAATTATTTCATATGAGGGATATACGGGGACTAGAACACGTCATTTTTATAATAATATTTGTAATTCAGATGAATTAGAAAATATTAAATACTTAGAAATAGGAACGTGGAATGGAAGCTCTAGTATGAGTGCAGTATACAAAAATAATATTACTGGACTCTTCATTGATAATTGGAGTCAATTTAATGGGGACTCTAATATTTTCAGAGGAAATATGTCAAAGTTCGGGAAAGATGCTGATGTTTTTCTTTTAGAAAGTGATTGTTGGGAAGTTGATTTAACTAATTTAGATATGGGTCCATTTAATATTTACTTGTTTGATGGAGACCATGCTGAATTAGACCATTATAAAGCATTAGAATATTATATTCCTATTTTAGAAGATGTTTTTATTTTTATTGTTGATGATTGGAATTGGCCTAATGTTCGAGATGGAACAATGCGAGCCATAGACGAATTAAATCTTCATGTATTATTTAGACATGAAGAATTTGTAAGTGAAGATGATTTACAAGGTATGCCAGAACATCATGGAAAGAAAACATGGTGGAATGGTATTGGTATATTCTTATTAAGTAAAACTCCAAAAAGTAAAACTCCAAAAAAATTATATAAATCTAAAGTTGAAAAGTTAACTTAACTAAGACTATGATTTTTATAAAATTAAATTTAAAGTTTAGGAGTTGTTTTTTTTTTATTATTATTTAATATAAAAAGTATAATAATAAATAATGTCAATGTCTACTTTAATAGATGATCTTCCAGACTTGAGTCTTCCACAAAATATAAGAGAAGATGTAAATTCGCTTCAAAATGAATTAAATTCTGGAACACCGGGTTTAAATACAAACCCTGAACATGATTCTTCTATTAAAATGACAAAAAAGAAAGTTCGTTTTGCAGACGAAGTTGAATCGCAAAGTTTTTTTTCAATTATCAAAAATGAATTCAGTGAGGAAAATATAATTATTTTATTATTGTTAGCTTTTGCTTCATTACCTTATATGGATCAATATATTAATAAAATTTCATTTGTTCAATATAATTCTTTCATGTCTTCTATTTTAAAAGCAGTTATTCTATTTGTAATTTATCTAATTAGTAAAATATATATTTTACCTAAAATAAAATTATAAAATTATTAATTTAAAAATGTTAATTAATACTAATTAATTAATATTATCCAAGGGTTAAGATATGCTTAATATAAAAACATATTTTACAGAGTCTTTTATTAAAAGTAATTATTCAATTAATTTACAATTGCATAAAAATATAGATCCTGAAAATATAAGATTGATTCATTCTGGAGGCAATCAATTATGTATAATTGATGTATCGGATATTAATTCAGAAAGTAATAGTAATAGTAATAATCCTGTATATCCAGAGAATAGTTATTATTATTATTTTAGACAAGCAAAAACAATATGTTCTGAAGATTTAGTAATACATCAAGAAGTTATGGTTTATCCAACACTTTGTTTTAAATCAGATGATGAACTTTTCCATGAACGTAATTTATATAGAAGAAATTTTCTATTTAAGAAAAATATAGAAAATATTCACATTTTATTAAAATTAGAAAAACTTGACAATGATGCTGATAATTATAATTATATAATTGCATATTATATTAATAAAAATATATTACATTGTTTATCCAATTCTCTTGTAAATGGAACATTTGGTTTAGTTGTATATGGAGGGAAAAGGATTAGAAAACAACCAATTACAGAGTTATTGATTAAAAGTCAAAGAAAAAAAATTTTGAATCAAAATACAGATAGTTTACAACAATTTTTAATTCCTATAGATAATAATACGGTGTCATCTTTACAACTTGAGTTGTTAGATACAAAAAATGATTTTGAAATTATTTTAAAAAATGATATCAAGTTATATAATTATCAAAAAAAAGATATTGAATGGATGAGATCCATTGAAAATAATGTTGATAATCAAAGTAATATAATAGAGATTAATTATTTACCTATTACTTTTGTAGATTTACCAATTGATAACAAAATTTATATTAAATCAAAAGAATTATGTTGGACAAACAATATTCTTTCTAGATCATCTGGTAGTAGTAGTAGCGAAAGAACAATACAATTAGTTGTAGGAGATGAAAAGACTACTCAATCTTTAATGAAAGTATCTTATTATGGTGGAAATTTAATATCAGAAATGGGATTAGGCAAGACTATAATTATGATTTATTATATATTAAAAGAAGGTTTAGAAACAAGAAAAAATTTTAATAAATTTGTAGATTTTTCATTTGGATGTAATTATAATTTTAAAAGAGGTGTAAAAAAAGGATCTTATTGTAATAATAAAAGTATAAATGAAAGCGTTGGTAATCTATATTGTAATTCTCATAAATCATGTATATTTATAGAAAAAAGAAAATTAATATACAAAAATTTAATAGAATATGATATTAATAATTTTATAAAAAATAATTTTACAAATGGTGGTTTAAGAACAAATGCGACGTTGATTTTATGTCCTAATCAATTATGTGATCAATGGGTTAAAGAATATTATGATAAATTTAAAAATGATAAACGTGTTTTATTAATTTTAACTAAAGATCATTTTCAAAATCTTACATTAGGTGATATATTATTTGCAGATATTGTATTTGTTTCTTATAGCTTTATATGTAGTAAATATTATTGGAATCTAAATAATAAAAGAAAACAACTTGAAAATTTACTAAAGTGTGAAATAGAAAATTTGGATCAATTAAATATACAAAATACAATTTCATTATTAAATTCTACTAAATTTTCTTTGTTTCATTTATATAATTGGAGGAGAGTTGTATTAGATGAAGCTCACGAAATTTATAATATGCAAGAAAAAGGAAAAATTTATTATTTCATTACAAAATTATTTAGTTTATATAAATGGAATATTTCAGGAACTCCTTTTTCTAATGGGTTAAATGGATTGTTACAATTATTAAGTTATACGACAAATTATAAACATAATGAATCTAATATTAATATTTATAGTTTAGAAAAATTACTTAGAATGGGTTTTGGAGATACACAATTTATTAATTCTTTTAAACAATTATTTAGGTGTAATTCTAAATTGTCAGTTAAAAATGAATATACTGGTAACATAAAAAAAGAAACTATTAAATATATTGATTTTACAAAACAAGAAAGAAATATATATGATAGTTATATTCAAGGTAATAAGAAAACATCTATAGATTTATTAATAAGATTATGTTGTCATCCTGATTTAATAAAGGATAACAATGAATTAATTAAAAATTGTAAAACATTAGATGAAATTCAAAAAGTATTATTAGATGTAAATCTAAATAAAATTTCAAAATACGAACTTGAAATAAATATGTTAAATATAAATTTAGATAATAAAAAAAAGGAATTAGAAAATTTAAATTTAGAATCACATGATAAACGATCTTTATTAAATTTATCTATAACAAATATTACAAAACAATTAACAACCAAAGAAAATTTATTAGCAAGCAGTAAAAGGACATATAATTATTTGAAAAATGCTATAAGAGAATTACATGATAATAATATTAGTTGTCCTGTTTGTTTAGATGAAATTAAAGAAGATAATTTATCTATAACATCATGTGGACATAAATTTTGCTGGGATTGTATAACAAACATTTATGATTCACAAAATACTTCGTTAGGTGTAGGAAAATTTAAATGTCCATTTTGTAATACAATCATTTTTAAAGAAAATATTTATTCTAAAATTGATTCCCCAAGTTTGGGAAATATTGAAAATGATAATTCAACTTATGAATTGACAAATTTAATAAATAAAACAAAGTCTAGTAAAATAGGAAATATTATATATTTTTTAAAGAATGAAATTAAGAAAACTGATAAAGTTATTTTATTTTCACAATGGGACGAGTTATTACATAAAGTTGGAGACATTATTTCAAAATATTTACATGTAGTATATTGTAATGGAAGTGTTTTTCAAAGAAAACGTTCTATAGATGAATTTACATCGAGAGATGATATCAATGTTTTATTATTATCATCAAAAAACGCGGCTAGTGGTACAAATTTAACTGTTGCAAATAAAATTATATTTTTAGAACCAATTTATGGTTCAAGTGATTATAGAATAAATACAGAATCACAAGCCATAGGAAGAGCTGATAGAATAGGACAATTACAAGAAATTCAAATTTATAAATTTATAATACGAGATACCATTGAAGAAGAAGTATTAAATAATTCAATACAAACAAAAATAATAAAATAAAAACCTGACGATTGTGTAGCACTACTCTTTAAAAATAAAAATTGAATTTTAATTAAAAAAGAAAGTAAATGTCTTCTGTCAAATTGTAAAATGTATCCACTTATTAAGTTTATTGAATTTTTTCCTAATATGGATGAAAAAATTGTAATTAATATGTATCATACTTATGGACCTATAATAGCATTTGATTATTTGTTACATATTCAGTTAATATTGGTAAACAATAATATGGATATTGATCATAAAAAAATATTAAAAAAATCTAATTTATGTAATGAGATTAGTGAATGTAAATTCAATCCAAGAAAAAGAAAATATAATGAAATGTAATAACAATTCAATATAATGAAATGTAATAACAATTCATGCCTTTATGTGGTCAATATTATAAAAACATAAAAACAAAAAAAGAATAAATAAGGGGCCTTAGGGCCCCTTATTTATTTTAGTTAGGGGCCTTAGGGCCCCTTTTTTATTTAACTTGATTTACGTATAATTTAAAAATTAAAAATCAATTTAGATTTTAACAATGCAACAAAATTCTGAAACTGATTATAAAAAAATATTTGATGATTCGATTAATTGTGATGAAGACATACAAAATGTAGATATATTATCAATTGAATCATTATCATATTATTATGAAAAATTTAAAAAAAATTTAGAAAATATACAAATAATAGATAACAAAGTAAACGATGATTTTAATGAAGTTGATGAAGTTACTCCATTACTTGGTAGTAGTTTAGATCTGGATTTGACACTAGAACAACAGCCGCTATCAGAGATTAAATTAAATATAGAATCTGATGGGCAATGTTGTCAATATGAATATGAAAGTTTGAATGTTAATTTGTCATCTGAACAAGTATCTGAAAGTTCGAGTTTAATTAATTTAACCTCAATTAAACAAAATGGATATTATGATAATTTAAAAGAAAAATTTCATTATAGTTGGATGTCTTTTAAAGCATCGTGTGTATTTGTAATAAATGGTATAATTCCACAAGTTTATGAAACAAGAGGATTTGATATAATATCAGAAATTACTAATTCGATAGCAGTGTAATATTATGTAATATTATTTAGAACGCGGACGAAAAATGTAATTTCTAAATTTATTCATATGAGAATCTCGTATAATATTGTTAGATATATAATGAAAACTTTTTCCCATTAATCTTTGTAATATATAATAAATTGAGTACATGCCACATTCACTGTTTTTTAATTGGTGAGTTATTGCATTTTCTAAATAAATATAATTTGGTAATTGTTTACGAATAATTTTAATAAAATTATTAATTAATTTTGTTGGTGGGGAACCTACTGAGTCAAAGTATTCAATTGTTTTTTTATTATTATCTATAAAAAAAGAAACCCAATGACTTCCAGGTTTTTTTGAAGAATCGTGATTAAATACAAAACCTATATATGTATATTTATCAAGTATATTTTTATCAAATTTTTTATATTTATAAAAGTCACTTGGTAATGCACCAGCAAAATAAAAATTATTAAAAAGTTTTTCATATTGTAAAAAAACTTCATTTATATTATTTGTATTCAACCATGTATATTGTCCACGTGTCATTTTTGGTTTAAATGTATAGTATTTTAGTTTTTGTAAAAGATTTTTGTTTTTAAGTGAATTTAAAAATTTTTGTTCTATCCAACAAGATTCAATATTACATATTGATTCTAATCTCTTATTAATTGAATTCCATATTTGTTTTTTATTCTTATCTTTAATTACTATTTTTTTTGAATTTGAAAATTGATAAAAATTATTGTACGCATTTGCTATTTCAATTAATTCTTCTAATGTAAAACATGTATCCAAACTTGAGGATTCAAGTGAATGTTTGTTAATATTAGGTGCACATAGATTTTTATTCATTGGTACAATTACTTATTAAATACAAATAAATTAATATTAAAAAAAACGAATTATTTATTGTATAAAATAAATAATTAAAATGGAGAAAAAAGTTGCATTAATAACAGGTATTACTGGACAAGATGGAAGTTATTTAGCAGAATTATTATTATTAAAAGGATATGAAGTTCATGGTATAATTAGGAGAGCATCAAATTTTAATACTCATAGAATTGATGATATTAGACATTTATTAAAATTACATTATGGTGATTTGACAGATATGGGAAATATTTTATCAATAATTTCTAAAGTAAAACCTGATGAAATTTATAATTTAGCTGCAATGAGTCATGTAAAAGTTAGTTTTGAAATGGAACATTATACATTTCAAACAAATACTATGGGAATTTTACATATTTTAGAATCTGTAAGAATTTTAGGTCTTCAAAGTAAAACTAAAATTTATCAAGCATCTACAAGTGAAATGTTTGGAAATGTTACAGATGGAAAAATTTTATTAACAGAGACAACAAATATGTTACCGGTAAGTCCTTATGGTATATCAAAATTGGCTGCGCATCATTTATGTAATTATTATAAAAGTGCATATGATATGTTTATTGTATCAAGTGTCTTATTAAATCATGAATCAGAAAGACGTGGCCCAACTTTTGTCACAAAAAAAATTGCAGATTATGTTGGATCTTATTTTGAAATTATAAATACTAATCAAGATCATATTTATTTAAATCCATTACAGTTAGGCAATTTAGATGCACAAAGAGATTGGGGTTATGCTAAAGATTATGTAGAAGGAATCTGGATGATGATGCAGCATCATACTCCAGATAATTATACATTAGCTACTGGTGAAATGCATAGTGTTAGAGAGTTTGTTGAATTGGCATTTAATCATATAAACGTTGAAATAGAATGGCATGGTGAAGGTTTAGATGAATATGGTGTTGACAAAAAAACTGGTAAAATTATAGTTGAAGTTAATCCAAATTATTATAGACCAATTGATATTTATGCTTTAGTTGGTGATTATTCTAAAGTTAAAAATGTTATTGGTTGGAAGCCTAAAACTGACTTTAAACAATTAGTAAAAAAAATGGTTGATTTTGCATGTATGGATTCATAAAAAGGTCCTGATTTAAAAACAATAAATTTTATATTCTATAAACATAAAATTTATTCATTCACTTTTATTACACTGAGTCTTAATGTTATGTTGTAATATTTGTAATTATAAATTAAAACCATTTATTAATATTAATAAATTATTAAATTATAATTATTGCAGTAATTGTTTTCATATATTATCAACTTCTTATACACCAAATACACCTTGTCAAAATGAAATAAATGAACAATTAAAAAACATAATAAATCAATTAAAATCTCAAAGATGTATTGTAAATTTATTGTATATTTATGTAAAAAATAAACCAAATATAAATTTTGAAATACCTAGTAATATTCATATAGATTATCGTGAAGTATATGAAGTGAGTCAAATAAATTGTGACAGAAAATATGATTTTATTTGTTGTTTGTATATGAATAATATATTTGATCCAAATGAGTTAATTAAAAATTGTTTAAAATTTGGGTCTATTTATACAATTTATTATTTTACAACAAAGTATTTAAATAGTATTTTTAATTATCAATATTATAATTTATCAGAAAATGATAAGTGTATATATTCATCTAATTCTATGCAAATATTAGCTAGAAAATATGGATTATTTATAAATAATGTAAATAAAATTACTATTAATCAATGTGATTATATTATTTGTAGACTAAGTATATTTGAACTTGTTGATTCTAATTTATTAGATTATTTATTACAAGAAATAGAATTTAACTTGTATGATGAAAATATATATGATAAATATCAATCTTATTTTATTTTTTATAAAAATACTCTTGAGAATACATTAATTAAATATAAATTATCTGATTACAATATAATTGTAGATATTTTAAATTCAGATTATCCAAGTTTGGGTTTGGAGAATAATTTAGGTAATTTTGAAACAAATTTATTAGTAAAATATTTACCACATCCTAATGTTATTAAAACCATAAAAATATGTGAATTATCTGATTATTTATCTTTAGAAATATATAATAATAAATTTAAAAGTAATAATTATCTAATAATAACTTTAGAACCACAAGGGATAATATATTCCCAAGATTTTGGTAATAATTTAAGAAATAATAATTTAGTATTGTTTATATTAAATCCATTAAGATTAGAAATAGTTAGTGATTTTATGAATTTAGTATAAAGTATAAAATTTAAAAAAATGAATTAAAAAAACAAATAATAACATTTGTCTTATTATTTGTCGTTTTAAATGTTAGATTTTATATCTGAAGAACAGAAGAAAATAGTTTGTGATAAAACAAAAATTAAATTAGTTAATGGCGCTGCAGGAGGCAGAAAAACTGATACGTTAATTAAATGTGGTATAAAATATATGTTAGAAGGGAAAAATGTAATATTTCTAACAAAAATTAGTTCTGTTACTGATGAAATTACAAAGAGAATGTCTAAAGATTATAAAATCAAATTTGAAAAAAGTGCAAGTCATTTTATTGGTCAATATGAAAATTCTTGGTGTTCAGTTGCTAATTTTGATAGTTTTATTGATAAACAATTAAGAAAATATAATATTCCATTTGAAGGGGAAGCTTTTAATCAAAAAGTCAGACAATTAACAAAAAATATATCGCTAGTTACAGATGGAATTGTAATGAAAAATGATAAAAAAATTGATGTAGTTCTTATTGATGAAGTTCAAGATTTTGATAAAATCCGTGTAGTTTTTACAACTGAATTATTTAAACAAATACCTGAATTATATGGTGTTTTTGTTGGTGATACTTTGCAAACTGTTTTTATTCAAAGTATAATTGATGACAGTTATTCTATGAACTATATTAAATGTAATTTGGATTGTGCTTATTATGAATTATCAACGTGTTATCGATGTCCTAAAGCTCAAATTGATTTTGTTAATCAAGTTATGCAACCATATCAGGAAAAATATTGTATCTCAAAAATAAAAAGTCATAATAACAATATAATTGACAAACCTGTTATTTTTCAACATCATTCAGTTCATAAAGAATATGAAAGATCAGATTTATGTCAAAGAGTTATTTATATAATTGATTATGTATTAAATAATGATTCTACTATTAATCCAGATGATATTGTTATTGTTATGAATAAGACTAATAGTAATGCAGTTTTTGAGAAATTATTATCTTATGTAAACACCTATTATAAAAGCAGATATAATTGTGAAAATTATAAACATGTTATTCATTATAAAACAAAAAATCATGAAGGAAGAAAAACAATTGATTGGTCTGTAGGCGAAGAAAAAACAAAATTTATCTCTATCCATGGTATTAAAGGAAAAGGTCAAAAAGTTGTTATTTTATTAGGAATGTCTGAAAAAAGTATTCCTATGGTTGAATGGTTATTTAAAACAGAAGAATTGATTAGCCAATCTGTAATGAATGTTGCATTGACAAGAAGTGAAAAATATTTATTTGTAGGAGTTAATAGTATTCCTTCAAGATATATAAATAATCAACTTGAGACAGTAGAATCAAATAAAATGGCATATTGTTCATGGAACAATGAAACTTATAATGGTAGTGAAGTTTCTGATTTTTATAAGAATTTATTAGTTGGATTTGAAAAATTTGAACGTTTTCAATTTGTTAAAGATAAATATACGAAAGAAGCTGTTAGTACACCAAGTAAGAGTATTTTGGCTATAAAAGATGATATAGTTCAAGAATATCATATTAGCGATTGTATATCAAATGCTTTTCAATTAATGAGTGAAGAGGTTATGACTAAACAAAAATTCGGTAAAAGATTATTTTATAAGAATAATTTTAATATTGTTGAAAGAGGTGTTTTAGGTATACTTTGCGAATTATTAGTTCAGAGATATACAAGATTAATAACTAAATCGTTAGATCATGATAATAAGTTTTTATTAAATTATCATCAAAATAAGTCTGTCAAATATTATTATACTAATAATCAAAGTTTGTTAAATTTAGTATTTGATAGTAAAATTAATAATTGGATTACAAATGAAAAACGTTGGTTTCAAGAATTTGAAATGATTAAAAGTAAAACCAAACATATAAAAACACTTAGAGAAGATTTGGCAAAGATAAAGCAACCTGTGTATATATTAGATACTGTTTTTCAAAAAATGAATATTGAAAATTTATTAAAAACATATTTTTCTGATATAGAAAATGAAATTATCCCAACAGTTGTATATTGGAATTTGTCTTTATTTTTCACTGCTTTGTCTGGACATTATAAAATTTCATCAGTCATGATGTATGTTAACTCATATAATTCTAATATAAAAACATTACATGAAAATGTTAGATATTATTGTAATAATTATATTTTAAGTAAATTAAAAGATTATAAAATCTCATTTCAAAAAGAGATTAATGTAATTAAAAGAATTACTGATCCGGAAGTCTTATCCACTATTAATGTAGAGTTATTAAAAGATGAAGATTCCAAGAAAAAAGAATATAGATATGGTATCATGGGTGTTAGTGATATAGTTCAACAAAAATATGATAGTAATGATGCTATTTTACATGAGATTAAATGTATTTCATTAAGTGATCCAGGAAAAGTAAAAACATGGATTTTTCAATCTGTATTATATACTTATTTATTAAAAAAATTAAATACAAAAATTCAAAACAATGTAGAAAAAATCATTATAGTAAATTTATTAAGTGGAACTATATGGCAATTCGATATGACAAAAATTATGATTAAATATAGAGATATGATTACTTTTATTATGAAAGAAAAACATTTTCCTCAGGTTTTAATAGATGAATTTCTAAATTAAATCAATAAACTTATTTACATTTCATTATTTCCCACACTTGGGTAATTTCCCACACTTGGGTAAT